GTGCGTACTGTGCCAGGCTACATTCCAGGCTGGGTACATATGGACATCTGCCGTCGCCTTGAGCAGTTCCTAGAAGACGTAGCTGCCAAAAAATCACCCCGCTTAATCCTACAAGTTCCTCCAAGAACAGGTAAGTCGGAGCTGGCATCTATCAATTTCCCATCGTGGGTATTAGGCCATCACCCAGAGTGGGACATAATATCAACCTCGTACGCTGCTTCCCTAGCAGAAGGGTTCTCACGTAAAGCACGTGACAAAGTAGCATCTAAAGAATACACAACTGTGTTCGACACTAGGCTAGACGACAACGCCAAGTCAATCCAAACATGGGCTACCAACAAAGGCGGCACCTACAACGCAGCCGGTGTTGGTGGTGGTATCGTCGGTAAAGGTGCACACATCGGCATCATAGATGACCCCTTCAAATCAAAAGAGGACGCATACTCGGAAACAAACCGCGAGTCAGTGTGGGATTGGTACACAACCGCGTTCTACACACGTCTTGCTCCTGGTGGTGGCGTACTAATCATCATGCAGCGTTGGCACGAGGACGACCTTGCCGGCCGACTCATAAAGAAGATGAACGAAGACCCAGATGCCGATCAGTTCGACGTAGTGCACTACCCCGCCATAGCAGAGGGCGATGAGCAGTACCGCAAAGAGGGCGACGCACTGCACCCAGAGCGCTACAGTGTAAAACAGCTAATGCAGATCAAGAAGAACATGCATCCATCAGATTGGGAAGCGCTGTACCAGCAGAACCCAACAATGGCCGACGGTGACTATTTCACACGTGACATGTTCCATGAATACAAAACAAAAGACCGCCCTGCTCTATCGTCACTAGCCATTTATCAAGCGTGGGATTTGGCGATAGGACAGAAAGAGTCAAACGATTTCTCTGTTGGTGCATGCATAGGCGTCGACGAAAACGACAACCACTACGTGCTGGAGATGAAAGTAGGACGATGGGACGCGTTCGGACTAGTCGAGGAGATAATAGACTTCGCTAAGAGCTATAAGCCAAGAGTCGTTGGCATAGAAACATCACAGATAGAGATGGCCATTGGTCCCCTTCTAACTAAACGCATGCGTGAGCGTAAAGAGTTCTTCGCGATAGAACGCATGAAGCCAGGTCGACGCGACAAAGAGATGCGCGCAAGAACACTACAAGGTCGTATGCAGCAGGGCATGGTCGCATGGCCATTCGGTGCAGCGTGGTTCCAGAAGTGTCAAAACGAGATGTTAGCCTTCCCTGCAGGTAAACACGATGACCAAGTAGATGCGCTTGCATATATCTACCTCATGCTAGAGAGTATGCGCTCACCGTACATACCAAAACCTAAACCTAAAAAGAGCTGGCGCGACCGCCTAAAAGCGGGTAAAACTAAAAGTAAGTCAGCAATGACAGCTTAAGACTATACCTATTAGTTATTATGATATATAATGCCGTTAGTTTTCATATAGATACGATGTAGGACGCTATGACTGACAAGACAGCTAAACAAAATGTGGCTCAACAAAACTGGGATAGATACATTCGTGCTAGAGACGCTGGCCACGAAGACTACATCGAGGTTGCGCAGCGATGCAACAACTTCTACATGGGGGAGCAGTGGGACGAGAAGGACGTAAAAGCCTTGGCCGAAACAGGCAGACCAGCGCTAACTATCAACCAAATCCTACCAACCATCAACACAATCTTAGGCGAGCAGTCTAACAAACGTGCTGACATTCGCTACCTACCTAAAGGCGACGCTGAGCAAGCAACGGCCGATGCGCTAACCAAGTTAGGCATCCAAATCCAAGACGCTAACAAATTCGACTATGTCGAGTCGCAAGTCTTCGCCGATGGTGTCATCGAGGAGCGTGGCTACTATGACATCCGCATGGACTTTACAGATAATGTCCAAGGCGACATCCGCATTACATCAGTCGACCCACGCACAGTTGTGCTTGATCCAGACGCCCGTGAGTACCACCCAGACACTTGGTCAGAGGTCACAGTGTCTAAGTGGATGACACTAAACGAGATTGAGTTAACTTACGGTAAAGACAAACGCTTAGACATTCAAGCCAAGTCGATGACAGCTAACACAAACGGCGTTGACTCAGTTGAGTATGTCCAAGAAGACAACTTCGGTGACATTGACCCTGGTGAGGACGAATCAAACGCTTACTCTGAGGACGGACGCAAAGTAGGTAAAATCCGCATCGTCGACCGTCAGTACAAACGCATCAATAAAATTCGCCTTTTTGTCGACATGTCTACAGGCGAGACACGCGCTGTGCCGGAGAAGTGGGACGAGCAGAAAGTACAAGCCGTTAGAGCAGCCGGCAACCTACAGATAACAAGCAAATTCAGAGAACGCATCCGCTGGACAGTAACCGCAGACACAGTAGTGCTTCACGATGACTGGTCGCCGTATGACTTCTTCACAGTTGTGCCCTACTTCCCGTACTTCCGTAGAGGTAAGCCTTTCGGTGTGGTGCGTAACCTATTGTCTCCGCAAGAGCAGTACAACAAGGTCAAGTCACAAGAGCTACACATCGTTAACTCAACAGCCAACTCAGGGTACGACGTAGAGCAAGGGCAACTAACTAACATGACAGTTGACGACCTAGCAGAGCGCGGCGCCGAGACTGGCCTTGTCATCGAGCGCGCACCAGGCACAGAGCCAATCCGTAAAATCCAGCCTAACCAAATTCCTACAGGGCTGGATAGAATTGGGATGAAAGCAGCGGAGGACATCAAGTCTATCTCTGGTATCTCCGATGCGATGCTAGGCACAGAGTCAGCTGAGACATCTGGCCGAGCACTAGAGAGCAAACTATCTCGCGGCATGATTCAGGTACAAGTACCGTTCGATAACCTAAACCGCACAAGAGCTATCATCGCGCATCGCATACTGTCGCTAATCAAAACATATTACACCGATCAACGCATAATCACTGTTGTGGACCCAGTCGACTCGGCCAAACAACAGCAGGTAGCGATCAACCAACCCGATCCGGTCACTGGCGCGATAATCAACAACGTAACACTCGGTGAGTACGACATCACTGTTTCGTCTGTCCCGTCGCGCGCGACATACAACGACACGCAGTTCGTAGAGGCGATCAGCCTACGTAACGCAGGTATCGCCCTACCCGACTGGGTAGCCGTGCAGTATTCGACATTGGAGAACAAAGCAGAGCTGGTACAGGCAATCAAGCAGATGACTGGCATGGCAGAGCCTACACCAGAGCAGCAGCAACAGATGCAAGCACAACAGCAGATGGAGCAGCAGATGCAGCAGCTACAGATGGCAGAGTTACAAGCCAAAGTGCAGCAGCTTCAATCAACGTCTATGCTCAACCAGGCCAAAGCACAAGACACGCTTACTGACTCTGACGACAAAGAGCTTGAAGTTCTTAAGCTACAGGCTGAGATTGCGACCAAGCAAGCAGAGCTAGAAACAAAACTTAAGATCGCCGGCATCCAAGCTAAGATCGCCCTAGATAAACCAACATCTGTTGGTCCGCAAGCGCAAACAGGCCGATACAACCAACAACGTTCGGCCGCCGCACCTGGCGGGCGTAACAACTAATTTTAACTAGTAATAACGAGGTAATTACTATGAGCGAGCAGTTCAACGAGCACGTACCAGAGGCGGTACATGCAGATGATTTAGATGTGTCACCCGAGGAGTTAGCGTCAGCCTTTTCGTACGACGAGCCAGAAGACGGCATCGAGGTGACAGACACCCCACAGATGACTGAGACAAAAGCGGAAGATGAACCGGAAGAGGTAGTGGAGGAAGAAAATGCCGAGGAAGAACCAGAAGCCACTACAGAGGAAGAACCAGCGGAAGAAGAGCAGGAAGTTGAAGAGGAACAACCGGCCCACACCGACCAACCGCGAATCCCAAAATCAAGATTCGATGAAGTAAACAAACGAGCAAAAGACGCAGAAGCAAAAGCCGAAGCGCTACAACGTGAGTTTGAAGCACTAAAAGCCGGTATGCAGCAGGGTCAACCACAACAACCGCAACAACCGCAACAACAACCAGAGCAAAAGCCGCAATTTGACTTCAACGCCAAAGAGCAGCAGTACATGGACGCGGTGTTAGATGGCGAAACAGACAAAGCGCTGGCGATTCGCAACGAGATTAGAGAGGCCGAGCGTGCCGAGTTTCAATCAGTGGCGCAAACGAAATCGACAGAATCTGTTGAGCAGATGCAACTCCGCTCACGTGTTGAGCAAGCAGCTATCAAACTTAATGCTGAGAAACCAATCTTTGACTCTACATCCGAGTCGTTCAATCAGTCGGCACTTGACGAGGCGCTAACTGTACGAAACGGGCTAATGGCAACAGGTGTAGACCCAGTTGAGGCAATGCAGCAAGCAGCAGAGCTAGTTAGTTTTAAATATAAACCAGCCGAGGCGCCAGTTGCACAAGCTGAGCCAGCAGTACCAAAACAGCAACCTGTTTCTGCTAAGAAAGTGGACACTGCCAACAAGCAGCCACCATCAATCGGTGCAAAAACTGGACAACCAGCTGACACGGGACCTAAGCTAGACGTCATGCAGATGTCAGAAGAAGAGTTTGACAATTTATCAAGCGAAGAAATTAATAAATTACTTGCAGGTTAAGTTTTAATCGTGTATAAAGTACACAGTAACTATACCTATTAGGTATTTTATACTACTCCCTGTTGGGGCGGACTCACTCCCCGCCCCTCACCTTGGTCTCCTGGGTACCATAAACCCCTGTATAAATTTCGTTCTGTAGAGTAACGACAAACTCTATGGAGTTTCTGGACTCCTCCAAATCCTGTTGATTCGCTGGACAGCGTAAAAGTCGAAACCAAAACCCAACATATTTTTTCATTGTCCATAAAAAATCGCATAGGAGATTAGGATGAGTAAAACAGATTTTACAGCACTGACTACCGAGAAGAAAACGGTATGGTCACGCATGATTTGGAAAGCAGCACGCGAACGTTCACGTGTAATGCAGTACGCCGGTAAAGGCAGCAACTCAGTATTCCAACGTATTACTGAACTAACAAAAGATGAGCGCGGCGATAGAGCTGTTATCTCATTAGTAACAGATCTTCAGTCTGACGGTATCATGGGTGACTATGACCTAGAAGGCAACGAAGAAGCGCTTAAAGCATACGATGAAGTCATCACCATTGACCAAATCCGCCACGCTAACCGTACCAAGGGTAAAATGGCAATGCAGAAGTCAGTTGTTAACTTCCGTGAACAGTCTAAAGATAAGTTGGCCTTTTGGTTAGCAGATCGTATTGACCAAATGGCGTTCTTAACGCTTTCTGGTGTTGACTACACGCTTAACACTAACGGTTCTGCTCGTCCAGTTAACGCATTGGGTGCAAACTTAGGTGACTTAGGTTTCGCTTCTGACGTTTCTGCTCCATCATCTAAGCGTCACTTAGCTTGGGATTCATCTGCTCACGGTTTCACCGAAGCTGATAACTCTGGTTTAGAAGCTGGCGATACTATGTCTTACGAGATGCTAGTAAACGCACGTGCGGAAGCTAAAGACCGTTTCATCCCTGCATCGTTCACCAAAAACAACGAAGAGTTCTACCATGTGTTTGTTTCACCACATCAGATGAAGAACTTGAAGTTAGATGCTGACTACTTGGCTAACATCCGTAACGCTGGAAACCGTGGAGATAAAAACCCATTGTTTACTGGTGGTATCGTTACTCAAGACGGTTTAGTTATCCATGAGTTCCGTCACGTGTTCAACACTAAAGGCGCAGCTTCTGGTGCTAAATGGGGTGCTACTGGCGAGCAAGACGGTGCACGTGCATTGTTAGTTGGTGCACAGGCTCTAGGTCTAGCAGATTTAGGTACTCCTTCGTGGGAAGAAGATACATTTGACTACGGGAACCAGCATGGTATCTCTGTAGGTAAAATGTTAGGTTTCAAAAAGCCTCAATTCCACAACATCAAAACTGGTGATGTACAAGATCACGCTGTATTAGCAATCGATACAGCTATCTAGCATCGCTGAGGTCCTACCTCGGTTGGCTCCCTTCGGGGAGTCCGCCCCAATTACAAACGAGTAAATTATAATGTTAAATTTTACAAGTGATGTAACTGTAGTTGTACACGGAGCAACTGGTTCTACCATCAAGATTAATGCTGGTGAACATAAACAAATCCCTGAGAAATTCAAAGACTCAGCTTTAAAAGCTGGGGCTTACCTAGTTGGTGAACAGAAAGTTGACCAACAACCTACTGATAGCATAAACGTTATCAGACAAGCTATTGAAGCATTACATGCCGCCGGAGATGTTAAAAACTTCGACCGTTCCGGTAAGCCAAAACTAGCTCCACTATCTAAGTTAGTTGGCTTCAAAGTGTCCACCGCTATGCGCGATGTCGCATTAATCGCTGAGTAAATAAGTAATGAAAGTAACTGACTTTAGATCACTCATCACACAACACGCACCAGGCGTCCCAGTAAGTATCGTTGATAGCACTGTGCGCCAGGTAATGGTTGAGTTCTTCACTAAGTCAGAGGCTTGGCAAGAAACACTAGACCCTATTATGGGCATCGCTAACCTAGCGTTCTACGACTTCACTAACGCCGACGGTTCTAAAGTAATAAAAGTGTTACGTGCTGCATTTGGTGACACCGAGTTGCGTGCGGCAGACGAGATAAGCGTAAGACAAACACTTGCGCAGTTGGACAAAGGCGCACCGTCTGTTTATAGCATGACAAGAACAGCGGAGTTGATTATCGCGCCTACACCTAAAACGTTAGGCACAGATATTCTAGTGTCAGTCGTCCTAGTACCAACTGGCGTGTTTAGTTCTATCCCAGATTACATAGTAGAAGACCACATGCAAGGCATCATCGATGGCGTACTAGCCAAGCTGTTCGCCATGCCTAAAGGTTGGAACGACAACAAAGCTGCCATTATGCACAAGCAGCTTTATATTTCAGCTATACGCGAGGCCAAAATGACCAACAACAAACAAACAGTTAACGTAGTCAAAAGCGTAAAGTACGGAGGCCTATAATATGTGGGGCGAGTTATTATCAGCAGGTATAGGGCTAATTGGTGCGTCACAACAAAGAGACGCTACGCAAAAAGCGGCAGCTCCAACTGCGGAACAAAAACAGGCTGTTGCACAGGCGCAAGACCAACACGACTACCATAAGGCTACATACCGTCCTATAGAGCAGCAGTACATCCAAGACGCTACTAATCTAGGTGATGCATCTCACGTAGCTCGCCTCGCAAGAAGA